AGGAAAGTCACATTACGAACCGTTTCACCGGATGCGTAATAAAGCCCAGTCAGTTTCTTCGGCTCGATCCTGATTTTACGGAACTTGGTTTTTGATGCTGTCATTTCTCCAAGCTCTTTGTCGGTGTAAACTCTAACACCACCGCCTCGTGACCCGGTTGCTCTGCTGGTTTCGTCAAGCTGGATTATCTCAACAAACTGAGTCCCAGCCCCCAGTGTACGAGATTGGCACCGGGGAAGAACAACGGAGTTGTTGAAACCATTGGTCATCAAGTCGATAGCGGTTTCTCCCTGGAGGAAATACCCACCGTCAGAGGGAACGGCAACGGTAAAACCGCCAGTTGCAGCTGCACGGTTTTCGTCTCGTGCGTTTTTCTGCACGTCGTGTTTCTCAATGTTACGCTTTTCGGTCCGTTCCAGCCTTGACCGCGCCTCAGTAACTTCTTTGGAGCTTATCTGCCCACCAGAGAGGGAGAGGGCGCGAACATCAAGCAACTGCGCTCCCAACTGAGAAGCAGCGGAACCGCGATAAATCGGCTGGTCCTCTATTGTGATAACCGGATCGCCTTCGATGGTAAGAGCGCCGCCGGCAGGATCGTCACCAAAAAGGCGGCTTCTGATTTCTTCCTCTTCATCGACTGATTTCATTTCACCTTCTGCCGCTTCAATCTCGATCTTGAGGGTTGCTCGCTCTTCAATTTCTTCAGCGGTCATTACCCTCTTTTCCGTTTCGGCTTTGGCTCTGATAGCCTCCATCTTGTCGAAGGCGGCTTTCATTCTGATCATAAATTTATTCATTGACTGTATCCTCCTTAATTCCTTTGATTTTACGATATAAACTGTCTTCCTCTGCTATGGCCGCAATGTCCATCGGGGCATCTCCGCCGATATCACCGTCCGTCGGGGCGGCTGGTTTATTCTCTTCCATCTTTCTCAATGCAACTGACGTATCGTTAAAGGCCGCATATACAACCGGGGACACGTCAAACACCTCTTCGACTTCTATGATTGTTCGCTTCACCGTGTTCTTGTCTGAGTAATCCCACTCATCTACGGCAACGGTAAAGCCGTAAGACGATTCCTTGATATCGCCCCGGTCAATGGAGGTCATAAGATCCCTGGCGCTCTGTGTATCCGGGGGGGTAATCTCATAATACAGGCCGTTATCATCTTCTTTCAAAATGAGAGTTCCGGCGCTCTGCCTTCCAAGTGGGATGGTATCGGTATCATGATTAAAAAGAGCCCTGGCATCTGATCTGGAAAGGGCCCTTTTAAAGGCGCCCTTGCGGACGTACTCAATAAACCCCATATCTTCTGATGGTTTATCGAACACAGAGGCATAGCCGACTATCTTTCGTGGGCTTCCATCTTCGGAGGTAATCGCTCTCAACTCACCTGTTTTTCTTTTTTCTCTGGTTTCTTTCATGGCCTTTGTCCTCTTTGTCCTTCTTTTTTCGCGTCTCATGTCGCTGAGAAACGGCAGTTTCATAGTCTCTTTTCACTGTTTCACCCCTGAAAGCACCTGTAAGTGTGCTATAAAGCTATCTCCAAGAGCCTTAATTTGCTGCTCGGCTATCGGTTGAGCGTCGCGGTCTGCCCATTCCACGCCTTCACCCCCTGCGTTTCTGGACTCAGATATGTAATCACCGGCAAAATCAGAGCAGAAAAGGCGCGTGAACCGTTCTATTTCGTCCTTAAAATCGTCATATTTCAGGCCATTTAGCTCTGATTCCATGCCGGTCATAGCCTCGGAAAAGCTCAGAAAGACCGGATTGACCTGCTTCTCGATGTATTCCGGGAAGCCCCTGTAAAATTCGTCAATGTCCCCGTCGTTCTTGCGGAGCCAGTTGACCCGCTGCGACTCCTGCCGGGTTATCCGTCCTATTGCATCAGAGAAGAGACGGAGGTAGGCGCCCTCAAGGCGTGAGCGGTAGGTGAGGCTGTTTTGTTGTACGGGGGGCGTTACATCCGCCTTATCTCCTGCTTCATCCAGGGGGACCATATTGAGAGGCACAAACCGCTTGTCGCCTTCCTTGCCTATAGGGTTCCAGTTCTCAAGCTCGCATATTTGATTGGGAGTAATCCCGCCAATCGGGAATAGGGAACTATAAAAAGCGGAACGCGCTGCCGTATCTCCACGCAAAAGACCATCAATCAAGTGTTCAAAGAAATATTCTCCCCTCATTTCAGGGGGGAGGAGCCACATGTTATAAGATTGCTCAAGTCTCACGAGCCAGGAGCGGAGCGTCTTTACCACATAGTCAAGGTTGAATTGTTCCGCGCTGGCATAAGTGGAAGCTTTGTCATATTCACCGTACATCTGAGGGGGGAGCCGGTATATCCGGGAACCGATTTCGATGTTGGTATAATTCTTTGATTCTATAAATTGTGCTTCATTGTTCGGTATCCCTATCTTTTCAATCTTCATCGACTCGGTCAAAAACATGATGCGATGTGCTTTGCCGAGGCCAGCGTACATTTCCGCGTAAGCCTTCCCCATGTTAGAGGCGGTTTCTGGATCAAATTTCCCGGGGTGAGAAATAACCGCTCCGGGGTGTATCCCATTTCCGAAGTAATCCTCCCCGAACTCTTCAAGAGATTTACCCAGCCCAATAGCTTCCCGCGCCGCCGCAATGGGGGAGTATCCTGTGAGGCCATTGAATGAGATGCCGGGAGTATGCAACACTCTTTCTTTAGGTAATATTACATTTTGCAATCCTGTTCCGGCCATGCTGATATGATACTCAATTTTCTTTTGTGCGTTCCGTTTCGGAGTTACCCGGTTGGGCGTGATCGGCCAAAGGGCTACCACTTGTGATCTTCCTATCAATCCCTTGCCGTATTCCTTTTCTGCGTAAGCGTTCCCCCACGCCAAGAGGTGCGACATAAATGTTTCACGGAAAGAGATAGCTGTCATTTCTGGATTAGGGGAGTCATGGAGAAGCTTATATAGCGGCTGGTCTGTGGCCTTGTCTCTTCCCTTCCCATTGCGGCGGTATAGGTGCAGGGGTAAAGAGGCTGTATCTTCCGAAAGGACTTTGATACAGCACCACACAACGGCAAGCTGCATCGCGTTCATTTCCGAAACAGAGGACCCGGACTTTGTTTTCATTCCGCCGCCGCCTCCGTAAAAGGAACTGCCCGGTTGATACCAGGAATCCGCTAATGCACCTGTAGCACCCATAGCCATTCTCTTTTCGAGATCCGCAATACTACCCATTCTTCGGTATCCTTATGATCCATCCAAGGCCCAAAAGCATAGAAACTGCGCCAGAAATAACCCATCCAAGCCACGGGAAGAGTTGATAAAATCCGTATCCGATAAAAGATAGGCCGCCATAAACAAGAACATCCCGTATATCGAAAGCACTCCACGCCTTCGACAATAGGGACTTGATAAAGTTGCCTATCTTCTTGATAATACTCACCGCATAGCCTTAACCTACTGGTATATGGTTAGCGTACGGTGGAAGTGTCGCATATAAAATGGGGGTTGTCAAGGGTTAATTTATGCGTTGGCCAGCCGCATCCCTGGAGTGGGTTATCCCAGCGCCTTATGGCAATCCACACACACCAGAACCGACGTCTGTGTCGTCAACTCTTGCCCTGTCGGTGAGATGATTGCCGATATGTTACTCACCTTAATCACCTGCATGAAATACTCACAACCACATTCACACACCTTTGGTTTTGCATTCTCCATTTGTTTCGGGGTAAGCTGTATCTGTTGCCCCGGTTTCAACTGCCTCGTTTTCATTCCTGTTTCCCTCATTCTTCTCATGCTTTCACCCATTTATTATCTCCTTTAGTTTTTTGATTAGTTGGTCTGTTCTCGCGCTTCAGGTTTTCGATAATTGTCTTATAATCGGGCATTGTTCTCATTCCCCTGGATATGTTGGCCATGCTATCATTTTGCCGATAACATTATCGTGATGGCTTGTTACAACATAACCTCGTCTTTTAAATTTTTCTTCATACGATTGTAACAAGACGGCAGCGTATTCTTTGCCTCGTCCGGTATAACGGTCAC